GCCGTAGCTAATCAGGTATTGATTAACACAACACAGGCTGCAAGTGGGTTTACATTAGGTCCTGACAACAGAATAAATGTTCTTAATGCAGGTACATACTTCTTTAGTGCTAATATGCAGCTTACCTTTACAGGAGGGGCATCCAACTATAATGTAACTGTATGGTACACAGTAAATGATGTTATTGTTCCTAACTCTGCATTTACATTTACTACAACAGGAGCACAGAACGACCAAACATTAGCTACTATAACAGATACAATAGCCTTAGCAGCAAATGATTATCTTAAATTCTATTGGTGGTCACAAGCTACGGGTATGAAACTTCTTGCAACAGCCGCAGGTACAAGTCCAACAAGACCTCTATCGCCATCGGTAAATGTTTCTATATTTAATGTAGGGTAATGGACATAAGGAAGATTGCCATTGGTCCTGATTATAAGGGAGGAGCTATGCACTACATCGTAGGGCAGAAGGTTCTTGGGGATACCAATGAAATCCATCTTATTAAGTATAACGCAGAGAAAAACTCTATTCTAATCTACATCATAAATCAAAAGGAAGAGATTGTACTTTGGAAAGAGTTCAACTCAACCGTACCAATTTCAATCGAATATAATATAAACTACTAATGAGGTCGCCATTCTATTTCATCGCAAGACCAAACAACGGGAAGCGATACGACAATACAAAAGAGATAGGTGGCATAGAACTAATAGTAAGCACATCTGAGGAGGACCACAAGTTCTCCAACAGGTACGCTGAGGTTATTGAAGTGCCATTGGGATACGAAGGACCTATTGCTCCGGGAGATACGCTATTAGTACATCACAACGCTTTCAAATTCTATAATGATATGAAGGGAAGACAAAAGAGTGGTAAGAGCTTCTTTAAGGACGATAAGTTTTTTATTGAGCCTGACCAATTCTTCCTTTACAAAAAAGATAACGATTGGTGTACCCACGATAGGTACTGCTTCGTGAAGCCTATCCCTGCAACGGAATCCTATATCAGTAAACCATTCTCAGAAGAACCATTGATGGGTGTTATGAAGTACCCCAATGAATACTTAATAAGCAAAGGTGTGAAGGCAGGAGATATGGTATGCTTTGCTCCCGATAGTGAATATGAGTTCACCGTTGATGGAGAGAAGCTATACCGTATGTACGAACATCAGATAACAATTAAGTTATGAAGAGTACAAAAGAGATTAAAGAGAGAATCATAGCAGCAGGATACGAAGCTGTAGAGCAACTAATAAAGGTTGCTAAGGAAGATATTATTAAGCCAAATGCTGACGATGAGTTAGCAGCCGACAAGTTAAAGAACGCTGCTGCCACAAAAAAGTTAGCTATTTTTGATGCGTTTGAGATATTAAGCAGGATAGAAGCTGAAAAAGAAAGTCTCGAAACAGCCAATAGTGGTCCAAACAAGATAGATTCCATACAAGGATTTGCTGAAAGAAGGTCAAAATAGTATATACTCGGTTGTAGAAAACCACGTTCCCCTGACTGTTATTAAAAACAAGAACAAGGGGAGGACTTGGCATTATGGATATAATGATAAGTACGATATGGTGGTCATCTCTAAGACCGGTCAGATAGGTCAGATAGTAAACATATCGGGCTTACTGATTGCCTTACCTGCCGTTCCCGATGATGTCTATAAAAGGAATCACATAAAGAGCGAACAATATTGGGAAAGAAGACCATTACCTAAGGAGTTAAGCAAGATGCAGTCAATATTCCAATGGAATGTGATGCCATCAGCGTTTAAATCTCAATGGGTGGACTACATAGAGAAGGAGTTTGACTACAGGGATGAGGGATTTTGGTTTATGAACGCAGGAGAGCCTACCTATGTTACAGGTTCTCACTATATGTACCTCCAATGGTCAAGTATTGACGTAGGATATCCCGATTACCGAGAGGCAAATAGGATATTTTTCATTTTTTGGGAGGCTTGTAAGGCTGATATACGCAGTTTTGGGATGATTTACCTCAAGATTCGTCGTTCAGGGTTCTCATTTATGTCATCATCCGAGTGTGTCAACACCGGAACTATCGTTCGTGATGCTCGTATTGGTATCTTATCCAAGACAGGAGCTGATGCGAAGAAGATGTTCACCGATAAGGTCGTTCCAATCAACAGCAAACTACCGTTTTTCTTCAAGCCGATTATGGATGGTATGGATAAACCCAAGACGGAGTTAGCGTTCCGTGTTCCTGCATCCAAGATTACCAAGAAGAATATGCACGAGGTGGCAAACAATGAGTATGATGGCTTGGATACCACCATAGATTGGAAGAATACCGAAGAAAACTCCTATGACGGGGAGAAATTGGTCCTATTAGCCCACGACGAGAGTGGAAAGTGGATGAAACCCAACAATATCTTAAATAATTGGCGTGTTACCAAGACCTGTTTGCGTTTAGGGAGCAAGGTTATCGGCAAGTGTATGATGGGTTCGACCTCCAATGCGTTGAGCAAGGGGGGAGATAACTTCAAGAAGCTATATGAGGACTCAAATGTGAGAGGTCGTAACGCTAATGGTCAGACTAAGAGTGGGATGTACTCACTATTCATTCCTATGGAGTGGAATATGGAGGGATTCATAGATATCTACGGGATGCCTGTACTAAGAAAGCCGAAGGAGGCTGTGAAGGGGGTTGATGGTCAGATGATTTCCAATGGCGCTATTGATTATTGGGAGGCAGAGGTTGATTCACTCAAGAGTGACTCCGATGCGTTGAATGAATTTTACCGTCAGTTTCCAAGAACTGAATCTCACGCATTTAGAGATGAGAGCAAACAATCATTATTCAATCTAACGAAGATATATCAGCAGATAGACTACAATGACTCTATGATTAAGGAGCACTACCTCACTCGTGGTAACTTCCATTGGAAGGATGGCGAGAGGGATACGAAGGTAGTATGGAGTCCTGAGAAGAATGGTAGGTTTCTCGTTAGTTGGCTACCACCGGCACACCTTCAGAACAGATACTTTGAAAAGAACAATATGTTCTATCCCGGCAATGAGCACATTGGAGCTTTCGGCTGTGACCCGTATGATATTTCAGCAGTAGTTGGGGGTAGAGGGTCTAATGGAGCGTTGCACGGGATGACTAAGTTTCACGTGGAAGAAGGTCCTGTGAATGAGTTCTTCTTGGAGTACATAGCACGACCACAGACAGCAGAGATATTCTTTGAGGATGTACTGATGGCGTGTGTGTTCTATGGGATGCCAATATTAGCAGAGAATAACAAGCCTCGTTTGCTATATCACTTTAAGAACAGAGGATACAGAGGGTTCTCCTTGAACAGACCCGACAAGACGTATGCTAAGTTATCAAAGACCGAGAGGGAGCTTGGAGGTATCCCAAACTCATCGGAGGATGTGAAACAAGCACACGCATCAGCGATAGAATCTTATATAGAGAAGCACGTAGGATTAGATTTAGCCAATACGTACAGACCATCGGATGAGATGGGCACAATGCCGTTCATTAGGACGTTAGAGAATTGGGCTAAATTTGAGATTGACAACAGGACGATGTACGATGCTGCTATCAGTTCGGGGTTAGCGATAATGGCAAATCAGAAACACCTCTATGTGCCTGAGAAAAAAGAATCGAAAATAAGTATTAACTTCGCAAGATACAGTAATGATGGAAATATAAGCCAAATAATTCAATGAAGAAAGATATACAGATAGAAATATTTAATACGACCTTTCCAAGTCAGATGGCTTCCGATGCAGAGAAAGCATCAGAGCAGTTTGGTTTGCAGGTAGGTCAAGCTATTCAGTATGAGTGGTTCAGAAAGGATGGCACATCGTGTAGGTATTACTCACAGTGGAGAGATTTTCATCACGTAAGATTATATGCACGTGGTGAGCAGCCTGTTGGGAAGTATAAGAATGAATTAGCTATTGATGGAGATTTGTCTTACTTGAATTTAGATTGGACACCCGTTCCTATCTTACCAAAGTTTGTTGACGTTGTAGTGAATGGTATGTCAGACCGTTTATTTAAGGTAAAGGCATACGCTCAGGATGCAATGTCTCAATCTAAGAGAAGTAAGTATCAGGATTTGATTGAATCAGAAATGGTTGCAAAGCCTGTTCTTGATATCATCAAGGAGCAGTCAGGCATCAATCCATTTGTTGCTAAAGAGGAAGAGATACCTAATAATGACGAGGAGCTTTCTTTGTATATGCAGTTGAAGTACAAACCTGCTATCGAGATTGCAGAGGAGGAGGCTATTAATACCATATTTGATGAGAACCATTATCACGATACTCGTAAGAGACTTGATTATGATATGACTGTATTGGGTATTGCTATTGCAAAGCACGAGTTCCTGCCGGGAGCAGGAGTGAAGGTATCCTATGTTGACCCTGCAAATGTGGTTTATAGTTATACGGAAGACCCATATTTCAGAGATTGCTTCTATTGGGGCGAGATTAAAACGCTTCCTGTTACAGAATTATTAAAAATTAATCCATCACTAACAAAAGAAGACTTACAGGAAGTAACTATGTATAGTCAGGGTTGGTATGATTACTATAATGTTGCACAATTCTATCAAAATAGTTTATTCCATCGTGATACTTGTACCGTTCTTTACTTTAACTACAAGACTACCAAGAAGATGGTTTACAAGAAGAAGATTCTTGAAAACGGAAACACGAGAGTAATAGAGAAAGACGATACCTTCAATCCTCCTGCTGATATGATGGAGGAAGGTCGTTTTGAGAAGATGGAGAAAACGATTGATGTTTGGTATGAGGGGGTGATGGTTATGGGAACAAACATCTTGATAAAGTGGGAGATGTCAGAGAATATGGTTCGTCCTAAGTCTTCATCTCAACACGCTATACCAAACTATGTGGCTTGTGCTCCTCGTATGTATAAGGGAGTTATTGAGTCGTTGGTAAGAAGGATGATTCCTTTTGCCGATTTGATTCAGATTACCCACTTGAAGTTACAGCAGGTGATTGCAAGGGTAGTTCCTGATGGGGTATTCATTGATGCTGATGGATTGAACGAGGTTGACTTGGGAACAGGCAATGCTTATAATCCTGAGGATGCCTTACGATTATACTTCCAAACAGGTAGTGTTATTGGTAGGAGCTACACGCAGGATGGCGAGTTTAACAATGCCCGTGTTCCTATTACGCAGCTCACATCCAATTCGGGTGCTTCTAAGACACAGATGTTGTTAGCGAACTACAATCATTATTTAGATATGATTCGCTCTGTAACAGGATTAAATGAGGCGAGGGATGGCAGTATGCCTGACCCCAACTCATTAGTTGGTGTTCAGAAGTTAGCAGCATTAAACTCTAATACGGCTACACGCCATATCCTTGAGTCAGGATTATTTATTTACAGAACATTAGCAGAGGCGTTGACGTATCGTGTAGCTGATATTCTTCAGTACGCTGACTTCAAAGATGACTTTGCTAATAAGATTGGAAAGTACAATGTATCTATCCTTAATGATATCAAAGACCTTTACATTTATGACTTTGGTATCTTCATAGAGGTTTCTCCTGATGAAGAGCAGAGAGCACAGCTTGAGGCTAACATTCAGATAGCATTATCCAAAGGAGATATCAACCTTGAGGATGCTATTGATATCCGTGAGATTAAGAACCTTAAACTTGCTAATCAGTTGTTGAAGTTAAAGAGAACGCAGAAGCAGGATAGAGAGGAGCAAATGGAGATGCAGAAACAAGCGATGATTTCTCAGCAGCAGTTAAAATCTCAGGAGTTAGCAGCACAGACAGCGATGCAAAGTATTCAAGCAGAAGGTCAGATGAAGATGCAGGTCAAACAAGCGGAGATATCATTTGAGATTGAGAAGTTGAAAGCAGAGGCTGATTTGAAAAGAATGTTAATGGCTGAGGAGTTCAACTATACTATGCAGATAAATGGCATCAAGGAAACTAAGAAGAATGAAATAGAGAAGGAGAAGGAAAAAGCTAAGAAGGACCGCATCAGCATACAAAATACACAGCAGTCAAAGTTGATTAATCAACGTAAGAATAATCTTCCTCCGGTCAGCTTTGAATCTAACGAGGACAGCTTAGATGGCTTCGATATGGCTGAGTTTGAGCCTCGATAAAACATTAAAAAATATTGCATAACTTTGTAACAAACTAAAATCAAATCAAATGGAATTTAAAGTAAGAGCATTAGACACTGAGCCAAAGAGTGTTCAGGAAATAGAAAAGGTGTTGCTTGAGAAACACGAACAGGAAATGAATAATGAAACTCCTGAAGTAGTAGTAGAGCAACCACAAGAAATAATACCACAAGAGCAACCTGTGGATTTAAAAGAAGAAGACGTTCTTTCATATATTGGCAAAAGATATAATAAGCAGATTAACTCATTTGATGAGTTGATGGCTGAACGTAAAGAGTCGGAAGAGTTACCCGAAGATGTAGCTTCTTACTTGAAGTACAAGAAGGAAACGGGTAGAGGATTTGATGACTTCCTTAAATTAAATAAGGACTATGAATCAATGGACTCGGATGATTTATTAAAGAATTACTTGCTTTCTACTCAGGAAGGGCTTGACGAGGATGATGTAGATGTGATGATGGATGAGTACCGATACGATGAGGACCTTGATGACGAGTCAACGGTAAAGAAAGTAAAGATTGCAAAAAAGAAAGTTGTTGCTGAAGCAAAGAAATACTTCAACACTCAGAAGGAGAAATACAAGATGCCGCTTGAGTCAAGTGGATTATCAGTTTCTAACGAAGAGAGAGAGCAGTATGAATTGTATAAGCAATACTTAGGCGAGGCTAAGACCGCAGAGGAAGAAAACAACCGTAAGAGAGGTTGGTTTGAGCAAAAGACAAATGAAGTTTTTAGTGGAGAGTTCAAAGGTTTTGAATTTAATATTAACGACAAGAAAATGGCTTATGCTCCTTCGGATGCTGCTGAGTTAAAGAAACTCCAATCCAACCCATCAAACTTTATCAATAAGTTTTTGGATGAGAATGGACTTATCAAAGACGCAGCAGGATACCATAGATCTTTAGCAGTAGCGATGAATCCTGAGAAGTTTGCAAAACACTTCTACGAACAGGGTTTGGCTGATGCAACGGAGGATGTGATGCGTAAGACAAAGAATATCAATATGTCTGAACGTAGAGCACCGGAAGTTACTAAGTCTAATGACGGATTTCAGGTTAGAGCTGTAAACCCTGACTCCGGAAGAAAATTACAAATTCGCAGCGCAAGAAAAATATAACTTAAAAACTTAAAACAAAATGGCAAGTGCTTTATTAAATAACCCCACCTTTGCGTTGCAACCCGCACCGGAGCAAGTGGCGTTACAAACAAACTACATTACTAACTTCAACTTCTTAAATCAGTATCTTCCTGATACATACGAGAAAGAATTTGAGCGTTACGGTAATCGTACAATCGCATCTTTCTTACGTATGGTAGGAGCAGAGATGCCTTCAAATTCTGACCAAATTAAATGGGCAGAGCAAGGTCGTTTACATATTAAATATGTAGCAGTAGGAACAGCAGCAGCAGCAGCAGCTAACACAGCAACATTCCAAGTGAATGATGCAAATGTTACTTACGTTGCTATCCGTGTTGGTCAAACTGTAATGATTCAAGGAAACGCTACAGGTGTTTTCAACAAAGCAATCGTTACATCAGTTCCTACAGCTACTACATTTGTTGTTGCGTTCTACGAAACAGGTGGTCTTGCAGTAGCAGGTACAGGTGCAGGTAATTCTCAGTTTACTGTGTTT